ATGCTCCGACGCCTGGGTGGACGGGCGTAGAGTTGCCCACCGGCCAACCTCCCGAGCCGATCCGGGAAGGGCGCAGCATAAGCGACAATCAAAATGCAGATAAGGCCCGCCGGTTCGCCGGCGGGCCTTTTATATGCCGCCCCGCAGTTGCAGGAGACGGGGGCGGATTCAGAATGAGGGGGTACATGATGGCCGTTAAAATTCAGATCAAGGATATGGCCGCGCTGAAAAAGAAGCTGCGGGCGATGGAGAAGGCCCCGCAGAAGGTCGTGAACGGCGTCATGGGCGACATCCGCAAGCGGGCGCCGTCATGGGTAGCCACAGAAGTGGCGCAGACATACGGAGTAAAGAAGGCAGAGATTACCGGCCAGAAGATCGGCACAGTCAAGGTCAGAGGGGCAAGCCTGGAGGATGTGCAAATCGTCTACACGGGCCGGGTGCTGACCCCCACGCACTTCTCCATGTCACCGACAGCTCCCAAAGAGGGGAGCTATACCCTAAAGGCCACCGTCATCAAAGGCCAGCGCACCGCCATGGGCAAGGTCAAGAAGCTGACCAAGAAGCAGAGGGCCGCCCTAGGTAAGAACTTCCGAGGCGAGGGTACACGCTCCAGCGATCATTCCCCCATCATGCTCATGCACACGGGAGCTGGTTCATCGGACAAAACCCAGTACATTCCATTCCAGCGCAAGAGTAAGAACAGGAGTGACGTGCAGGCTATCAAGACCATCTCCTTGCCTCAGATGGTCAGCAGCGAGAGGACAATGCCGGGTATCCAGAAGGTCATCGACGAGAACCTGGAGAAGCGGCTGGATCACTACATGGACAGGTATATGGGTTCATGATATGGGCGGGCAGCCATTGGGGCTACTGGGTGCGTTTCCCTATTGCTGCCCTCGCGTGCGCGTGCGCGAATATATATACTATATAGTTTCTTATTGTGTGTAACTTATATAGTATAGTCTTTAAGTAGTATAGATAGACGGGTAAGAGCCAAGGCAAGGCCGCAGACGGCCATGTGACGGCTCTTTTTTCTGCACCAATAGCGGGACACCAGAAAGAAAGATAAACGGCGTGACGGGGCGCTGTAAAGGCGACAGAGGCATGGCGTAGGTACTTCCGGCAGGAAATGTCGTCTGTGGTGCTGGCGAGCCCAGGAATTGCCTAGTTTTTGATTTTCGATTTTTGACCATTTCGTTGCATTTACTAAAACAAAGGATGTGAAATTGTGCAGGATAACAAACGCGCAAAAGGTGAGGCCGGGGGTATCCCGGTTTTTTGCGCCTTCGATAAAATTGTTCCGGTAGGCGAGGTAAAACCGAACCCCAAAAATCCAAATCAGCACCCGGAGGAACAGATTGATTTGCTGGCGAAAATCATACGGGCGCAGGGCTGGCGGGCCCCGGTAACGGTCTCCACCCTGTCCGGCTTGGTGGTTCGTGGTCATGGCCGCCTGATGGCCGCCATTCATGCGGGCCTGTCCCATGTGCCGGTTGATTACCAGCATTACGACAGCGAGGAAGCCGAAACGGCCGACCTAATCGCAGATAACCGGATCGCCGAGCTGGCGGAGATCGACAACAAAATGCTGGCGGAACTATTCGGAGGCTTTGATGCTGAGGCCATTGACGTATCGCTGACCGGCTACACAGCGGACGATGTGGCGGATATTACGGCTGCGCTCCAGGAGAGCGTGATGGCCGACATTGACGAAGTGAAGTCAAAATCTGAGGCGGCGCTTCACAAGCTGAGGTTTGACAGTACCGAAATTCCAATGACTGACACAGAGTACGAGCAGCTAAAAGAAGTCCTTGATTCATATGTCGATGAAAACGGCGTTGTGTTCGGGTTTGTGGGGTGGCTCCTCAATGATTAAGACGGTCAGAATTTCAGACATACGCCCAGCCCCTTACAACCCTCGGAGAATCAGCGAGGAGCAGTTTGCAAAGCTACAGGAATCTCTTCGGGTGATCGGTTTCACCGTCCCTATTCTGGTAAACAGCAAGAACAGCATCATCATAGCGGGCCACCAAAGAACGAAGGCGGCAACAGCCATTGGGTACACAGAGGTGCCGGCCATCCTGGTTTCCAATGTGTCGGCATGGGACGAAATCAAGTTCAACCAACTGCACAACGGCGTGGATGCACAGCGTGGGTTTGAATGTTACGTAAATACGGAAGGGTTTAAGCTTGGTAAGTTCATAGACATTGAGGCCACCCGTTTCACGGTCAAGAAAGCCGGGGCAACCTACGTCAAAGAGATATGCCGGATGCTCCTCAAGTATGGGAACGTACTGAGCTGCGTCATTTGCAGGGGCGAGGTGCTGATCGGGACAAACTACGTCCGGGCCTGCGAGCTGCTGGGTATGACGCCGCGTTGCTACATCATTGAGGACAGTCTATTTGACCAGGCGTTTGACTACATGAAGGCGGACTACGGCGAATACTCCTATGATGCTATTGAGAAAAGCACCTATGTGCAGGGGCTGGCGCAGATGCACCGGAACCTCACGAAGGGGGATCTCAAAAAGCGGAATAAGAGCACGCTGTATGAGAACTATGTAATCCCCTGCCTGATGAGCAGCGAGGCGGAAAGCATACTGGACTTCGGGTGCGGCAAGGGAGCTTATATAACCCACCTCATGAAGAACTATGAGTGGGCGGTCGGCGTCGAGTTTTTCAACAACAACGGCAGCCAGATCAATGTCTCAATGGGGAACAGGCAGATTGACCACCTGATTGAGTATCTGACCAAGGAGAAAACTTTTGATGTCGTCGTCTGCGACAGCGTGCTCAACAGCGTGGACAGCGTAAAGGCAGAAAAAAGCGTCATGGCCTGCCTGAACCTGTTCTGCAAGAATAAGCTATTCATATCAGGGAGACCTCTCAAGGCTGTCTTGGACAAGCTGGGCCACTCCAAGGACAAGTCAGCCAGAAAGTACGTGTCATACCTGGACGGGGACAATTTCACAGGTGATTATCGGAAGGGAAATTGGTATTTCCAGCACTTCCACGACAAAGAGGGCATAAAGCAGCTCCTTGAAAGCAGCGGCTTCAAGATTGAGCGCATGACCTACATGACCTACGGCGACAGCTGGCAGGTCGAGGCGGTCAAGGTGCGTGATCTTTCCAGACAGGAGCATATAGACGGGGTTGATTTCGAGTTCAACCTACCTCTTCCGGGCGGAAAGAGCTATCAGCGGAACGAGGATGTAAAGCGCATCCTTGGGCTGATCTGACAAGGGGGGCGGAGAAATGGCCGAGAATTTACAGAGTACACAGGTGATCGCCAAGATTTTCGGCGTTTCCACCCGCCGGGTGGAGCAGCTGAAAACCGAGGGCGTCATCAAGGGGCAGGGCAAGCCGACCAAGTACGACCTTCTCCCCACCATCCAGGCGTATATCCGGTATCTATCGGACAAGGCCAACGGACGGGAGAAGAAAGAGACGACGGCGGAGCTGGAGGAGGCAAAGCTGCGGGCAGAGGTTGACATCAAGGAGGCCAAGGCAAAGGCGGCACAGATGGAGCTGAAAGAGCTACAGGGCAAGATGCACAGGGCGGAGGATGTGGAGGCGATCACCACAGACCACGTCCTTTTTTTGCGTTCCATGCTCATGGCGATGCCGGGCAAACTGGCGGTTGATCTGGCCGGGACGCACACGGCTCCCGAGCAGGCCGACCGGGTGAAGCGGGAGGTCTACTACCTCCTGGAACGGTTGGCGGAGTACCGCTACGACCCGGAGGAATACAGAGCGCGTGTGCGGGAAAGGCAGGGCTGGAATGATCAGCACGGAGACGACGACTAAAAAGCGGAGGCTTCGGCCTGTTGACCGCACCTTTACCCGTGCCTTTGCCAGCTACACGCCGCCGAATGATCTGACGGTCAGCCAGTGGGCGGAGCAGTACCGAGTTCTATCCCGCGAGAGCAGCGCCGAGGCCGGGCCTTGGCGCAACGCCCGGACGCCGTATCTGGTGGCACCGATGGATGCTTTCTCAGACCCCCGCGTCCGGCGACTGACCATGGTTGCCTCCTCCCAGGTGGGCAAGTCCGAGTTCATCTTGAACTGCATCGGCTACGCCATCGACCAAGACCCTGGCTCCATGCTCTACATCCAGCCGAACATTGACGACGCCAAGAAGTTCTCCCGGCGTCGTATTGCCCCCATGGTGCGGGACTGCCCAACACTCAAGCGGAAGGTGGCTGACGCCAAGGGACGGGACAGCGCCAACACCGTGCAGGAGAAGTCCTTCCCCGGCGGGGCCCTGTCCATCATCGGCTCCAACTCGCCGGCGGCCTTGGCGTCAACGCCTGTCCGGTACATATTTGGCGACGAGCGAGACCGCTGGGCGCTGTCCGCAGGCACAGAGGGCGACCCCTGGAAACTGGCTGACGCCCGTACTATCACCTACTACAACGCCAAGCTGGTAGACGTGTCCACGGCGACGGTCAAAGGGGCAAGTCCCATCGCGGACGCTTTCGACGACGGCACTCAGGAGAGGTGGAAGCACCAGTGTCCGCACTGTGGGGCATGGCATGAGATCGACTTTGACGATATCAAATTTGAGTTCGACACCTTCAAGGCAGGCCGGAAAACGGACTACACCGTGAAGAGCGTAGCCTGGTGCTGCCCGTCCTGCGCCTGCATCTCCACCGAGGAAGAAATGCGGAGGCAGCCGGCGCGATGGGAGGCGGACAACCCGGAGGCGATCAGCAAGGGGCACCGCTCCTTCTGGCTCAACGGCTTCGCGTCCCCCTGGCAGCCATGGGCGAAAATCGTCTATGAGTTCCTGGACGCCCGGAAGGATCCGCGCAAACTCCAGGTGGTCTATAACACCAAGCTGGGCAAGCTGTGGGAGGATCGCGGCGGCCTGGCGAGCGAGGACGACATGCTGGCCCGCCGGGAGGACTACGGGACGCGGCCGGATGGCACGCCGGTAGAATTGCCGGAGGGCGTGCTGGTACTCACCTGCGGCGTGGACACCCAGGACGACCGCCTGGAATACGAGGTGGTGGGCTGGGGCCACTACGGCGAGAGCTGGGGCATCAAGAAGGGCATCATCATGGGCGACCCGAACGACGATGAAGTGTGGCTCAGACTGGACGACGTGATCGGCCATGTCTACAAATTCGAGAGCGGGCGCGGGCTGACCATCTCCCTGACCTTCGTCGATTCCGGCGGCCATAAGACGCAGAGCGTGTATAAGCAGTGCCGGGCGCGGCTCGGGAAGCGGGTCTTTGCCATCAAGGGCAAGGGCGGCGAGGGAGAACCCTACACCAAACCGCCGTCCAAAGTCAAAATCGTGGTCAACGGTAGGGCCATCGGGGAAACATGGCTGTATACCATCGGCGTGGATGCCGGCAAGGCGGATATTCTCAAGGGGGCTCTGCTGGTGCTGGAGCCTGGGCCGAAGTATTGCCATTTCCCGAGGCACCCGGACGCCGGGTATGACTACCGATATTTTACTGGCCTCATGTCAGAGGTGCAGGAGGAGACGCTGGAGCGTGGCCGCAAGCGGACAGTTTGGAAGGTGCTCAAGGGGCACGAACGGAACGAGCCGCTGGACTGTCGGAACTACGCCCAGGCCGCCCTACGGGTGCTCGACCCTGACATGGACGCCGTGGAGCGCCGCTTGAAGGGCGCACCCGAGCCGAAGGCGGCAGCACAACAGCAGCGGCAGCCCCGCCGCCGGGGCACCGTAAAGCGCAGTAGCGCGGCGGACGACTGGTAAGGAGGTTACGACATGGCAAGCAGAACGGTAATAAAGTCCCGCTTGGACTTCCGGCGCAAGGCGCTGGAGCAGGCACAGGCCGCATACCTGGCCCTGCTGAGTGGACAGGTGAAGAGCTACGCGGTGGGATCCAGGAATCTCACGCGGCTAGACCTCCCGCAGCTTGAGGAGACCATCGCCAAGCTGGAGAAGGAGATCGACGGCCTTGAAGAAGAGTTGCGCGGCGGTAAGCGCCGCAAGGCGGTGGGAGCTATCCCCCGCGACTGGTAGGTTGAACGCCTACGGGCTTCAACATATATGCCGGACAGGGGCAAGGGGTGGGGGCCTCCTCCTTCCCCCGCCCCAGCCCGCCGGTAAATCTGAACAGAAAGGAGGAGGTGCAAGTGGAACAGAAACGAACGACTAGCTCACACGGAACATCCCACGTGAGGGTGCAAAACAAGGGGTATTCCCACGGCGGGGCCAGCTACACCAAGAAGGCGCTGAAAGGCTTCACGGTGGAGAGTGGCGCCCCATCTGAGGACATCAACGCCAACAACTACACCTTGCGGCAGCGCTCCCGCATCCTGTACCAGACCGCCCCCATCGCCACCGCCGCGCTGAAACGGCAGCGGACGAACATCGTAGGGCCTGGCCTGCGGCTGAAAGCGACCATCGACCGGGAGCTGCTGGGGATGACCCAGGAGCAGGCGGCGGCCTGGCAAAGGACGGTACAGCGAGAATTTGCCCTATGGGCCAACAACAAGCGGGCCTGTGATGCAACCGGCGTCAACAACTTCTACGGGATGCAGCAGCTTGTGGCGCTGTCATGGCCTATGAGCGGCGACGTGTTCGCCTTGGTGAAGCGGGCGGCGGTGACGCCGTTGGCCCCTTACTCCTTGCGACTGCACCTGATCGAGGCCGACCGGGTGCGGACGCCGGAAGCTACCGGCGGCGGAGCTGTGCGCGGGAACCCCCTGCTAACCAACATCACCACGGCCAAGCTGTCCAACGGCAACACCATCTATGACGGCGTGGAAGTGGACGGAAGCGGGGCCATTGTGGCCTACCATATCGCCAACACATACCCAAACCAATGGGACGGAGAGCTGACCAAGTACACCCGTGTAGAGGCATACGGGCGGGCCACGGGCCTGCCCAACGTCCTGCACATCATGGACACTGAGCGGCCGGAGCAGTACCGGGGCGTCCCGTACCTGGCCCAGGCCATCGAGCCGTTGCTGCAAATGCGGCGCTACACCGAGGCGGAGATCATGGCCGCCGTGGTGCAGGCATTCTTCACGGCCTTTATCACCACCGAAGCAGGGGCATCTGATATGCCCTTCAACAAGGTAGGCGGCGACGGCGTGCAGGAGGTCAGCCGTGACCCAAATGAGTACGAGATCGGGGCCGGGACTATCAACATTCTGGAGCCTGGCGAGGACATCAAAATGGCAGCCGCTACCCATCCGCACACGGGCTTTGACGTGTTCATGCGGGCCATGTGTGAGCAGGTGGGCGCGGCGCTGGAGATTCCGGCGGATCTGCTGCTCATGTCCTTCAATTCCAGCTATTCCGCCTCTAGGGCGGCGCTGCTGGAGGCGTGGAAAGGGTTCAGGATGCGCCGGGAGTGGCTGACGGACGACTTTTGCCGCCCAGTGTATGAGCTGTGGCTGACGGAGGCCGTGGCTCGGGGACGGGTATCTGCCCCCGGATTCTTGACGGATCCCATTATCCGCCAGGCGTACCTTGCCAGCGAGTGGATCGGCCCATCCCAGGGCCAGCTCGACCCGACGAAGGAAGTCGCGGCGGCTGTAACGGCCATCGACAACGGCCTGTCTACCAGGGAGGCCGAGGCAATCCGCCTCAACGGCAGCGAGTACGCGGCCAACGCGGACAAGCTGGCGGTGGAGAATGAGCTGCTACGCATGGCTAACGGTGCAGGCCAAGCCCAGCAGATAGCGGAAGATCCCCCGGTGGATACCGGGTAGGAAGAAGAACAGGAGGAAACCAATGCCGAGACCTAACAATCACGGGCTTTTGAAGCCCTACAACATCGTCATCGACGAGGGCAACAACACCGCCCGCATCGACATGTACGGCGAGGTGGTATCCGCCCGCCCGGTGGACTGGTGGACGGGTGAACCTATCCCGGGCAATTTCATCGCCCAGGACGAGTTCCTGAAAGACCTCTCTAGCCTGGAGGGTAAGGATGAGGTGACTGTCCACATCAACAGTGTGGGCGGCGATATGTACGCAGGCATTGCAATCTATAACCGGCTCAAGGGGCTGGCGGCGCACGTTACGACCATCAATGACGGTCTGGCGGCGTCCGCTGGCTCTTTGATTTTCATGGCCGGAGACGACCGCAAGATGCACGCGGGCAGCAACCTCATGATCCACGGGGCCGCCGGGTTCCTGTACGGCTACTACCAGGTGCAGGACTTGCGGGACGTGGCCAAGCAGATGGAGGCCCACAACAAGGCGGGGGTCAATATCTACGCCGAGCGGACGGGCCGAGACAAGGCGGAAATCAACGCCCTGGTTGAGGCCGAGACCTGGATGACCGGCGAGGAGGCTGTGACGGAGGGATTTGCCACTGAGACCATCGGCGACGAGGCCGAGCAGGTGGAGATGAAGCTGACCCCCGACCGCTCTGCGGTCATGGTCAACGGATACCCTGTTGCCGCCCGGTGTATGGGCAAGGTGCCGGACAACGTGCCGGTCATGAGCACGGAGGAGTGGGCCAAGTGGAACACCCCCAAAAACAGAGAGAAGCCGGGCTCCCCGGTTCTCGATAAAACGAAGAAAAACGGAGGTAAAGACATGGAAATCAAGAACCTTGACGAGCTCCGCGCCGCCTATCCTGACCTGTTGGCGCAGGCGGAGGCCGCCGCGCAGGCCAAGGGCGTCGCGGATGAACGTGCCCGCATCCAGGGCATTGAGGACATCGAGGCCGCCATTGGAGATGCTGAGATGGTCAAGAACGCCAAGTATGGCGACAAGCAGATGAACGCCGAGCAACTGGCCTTCGCGGCCATGAAGGCCCAGGCGGCTATCGGAGCGAGCATGCTCGATAAGCTGGGCGAGGACGCCAAGAACAGCGGCGCGGGCAGCGTGGAGCCTACCCCGAACCCCGGCGCTGAGCCCAAGGCGCAGACCGATGACGAGAGGGCCGAAGCGATTCTGCTCAACTGTATCAAGAACAAGGAGGGCAAGTAAAATGGCGAACTATTTCGAGAGCATGGGCGCTTGCGTACCCGACAACCTGATCGCGGGGAACACCATCCCCACCCTGACCGCATCCGCCACAATCGCCGCCGCACAAGGGAAGCTGGTACGCGGCACGGTTCTGGCCGCAGGGGCCGACGGCAAGCTCAAGCAGCTTTCCGCAGAGAGCGCAGGTGCAAGCGAAACCGCCTACGGAATCCTGTGCGATAACGTGGACGCAACTTCCGAGGCCGTAGCTGAGGTGTATGTCTCCGGCCAGTTTAACAAGAACGCGCTGCTCACCAAGGCTGACTACAAGCTGTCCGTTGCAGATATCCAGGCCCTGCGCAACGGCGGCATCTACATCGAGAACGCCATGGGCGAGAAGGAGGACTAAAAATGGCTATTGACATTTACAAGACCAAGACCATGCTGGCGGCTGTCCGGCAGATGAGCCCCGTCACGTCTTTCCTGCGTGACCGCTATTTTCCCACCGGATCCGGGGACATGTTCCCTACTGAGGAGGTGCTGGTGGAGTACAAGGACGCAAGTGGCAACAAGCTGGCCCCTGTCGTGTTGCCCCGCAAGGGCTCCATCTCCGTGGAGCGCGAAGGGTACAGCACCCACAAGATGGTGCCGCCTCTGGTGGCTCCCAGCCGCCCCCTGACCATTGATGACCTGAACAAGAAGGGCTTCGGCGAGAACCTGTTCAGCGACCGTACTCCCGCCGAGCGTCAGGCTGAAATCCTTCTCCAGGATTTGAAGGACTTCGACGAGATGCACACCAACCGGGAGGAGTACATCGCAGCAAAGTGCATGTTCGAGAACGGCTATGTGCTGCGGCAGTATGCCGACAAGTACGGTGAGGGTGAATATGTGGAGTATGTCATGAAGTTCTATGACGAGGGCTCCAACCCCGCCGTCTACACTCCCGGCGTGAAGTGGAACGAGAGCACTTCCGACAAGGTGTCTGACCTGTACCAGATGATCCGTATGCTGACCACCGTTGGCAACAACGCAACCGATGTGCTGCTGGGCGCGGATGCCGCCGAGGCGTTGCTGGACGATGAAAAGCTCCAGAAGCTACTCGACCTGAACAACTACCGCATCGGCCAGATCGACCCCGTGACCCTGCCCAACGGTGCCGCCCGGCTGGGCCGCCTGAATATCCGTGGCCGCATGATCGACCTGCTGACCTATGACGGCACCTATGTGGACGAGGAGGACGGGAAGGTCAAGCCCTATGTTCCCGAGAAGCAGATCTGCGTGACCGCGCCCAACGCTGGCCGTGGCCTGTATGGCGCTGTGTCTCAGATTGAGCAGTCCGACAACATGTGGCACACCTACATGGGCCGCCGGGTGCCCCGCCACTGGACGGAGAAGAACGCCCGCGAGCTGACCGTGTCCGCCCGCCCGCTGTTCACCCCCCGTACCAAGAACCCCTTCATCTCTGCAACTGTCCTGGGGGAATAACCCCCTCTGCTGAGGCTGCTGTGATCGGCAGAGGGCAGATCGGAACAGCGATTTTAGGAAGAAAGTGAGGTAACACCATGGCATACGAACCGACCACCTGGAACGACGGTGACCTCATCACCGCCGAGAAGATGAACAAGCTGGAGCAGGGCGTCAAGAATGAACAGGTTGGCCCGCAGGGCCCAAAGGGAGACCCCGGGGCGCAAGGCCCCAAGGGGGAAAAGGGGGACCCGGGGGCGCAAGGGCCTAAAGGCGATACTGGAGCTGCTGGCCCGTCCTACACGCTCCAGGCGGCTACTACTTCGGCCCTGGGCGGAGTGAAGCAGGCCGCCGCAGTGCCTGATGCCGCCGCCGCACCCACCAAGGAGGAGTTCAACGCCCTGCTTGCCAGCCTGCGGGCGGCGGGGATTATTGTGAGTTCCTGAGCACCAAAACAAGGAGGAGTAAAGCGTGATTCAGATTATTCGTGGCGTCTACGGCCACTACATCAAGGATCCCGAGACCGGAAAGACCCGCGTTGTGGCGAGGGACAGCCGTTCCGAGCCTATCGAGCTGACCGCCGAGCAGGAGGCCCGCCTGGTTTCCCAGGGCGTGGCCCGCTATGTGGACATGGTGGAGACCGGGGAGGCCCCCATCGGCTTTGACGAGCGGCCCCCCGCGCTTCCTGAACTCCCGGACGGGGTGACCGCAATCCCTGAGTATAGCGAGGACATGACCGTCAAGGAGCTGCGGGACATCGGGAAGCTGTGCGGCCTGACCTTCAAGGTCGGCATGACTAAGAAGGAGATGGTGGACGCCCTGGACGCTCACATCGAGGCCAACATGGTGGAAGGTGAGCTGGGAGCGCCAGGCGATGAGCTCGCGCCTTCCTTCGACGCCGCCGAGGCGGTGCAGTAATGGGCTTCAAGGATATGGTGGAGGCTGACCGTCTCAACGTATTTTTGAACCTGGACTTCTTCGGGGAGACCTACCACATCGAGGGAAAGGATACCACCATTGTCATGGACAATGACGAGTTGAAAGCCCGGCAGGGTGGGCAGGATCTGGCGGTGGCGGAGAGCGCCACCCTTTTTTATGCCCGCGTGGAAGATCTTCCGCCCCGCCGGGCCCCCGGTCAAAACCTGAATGTAAACGGGCGGGAGTGCATCGTGGACGATTGGCAGGTTGATATGGGCATGGCGACCGTCGTGCTCCGGGAGAACATCATCGCATAAAGGAGGCCGAGGCCATGTCTGTGGTTCACATGCTGGACACCTTGACGGAGTGGGCACGGCAAAACATCTGTGAGCAAATCAAGCTGAAAGTACCGCCGGAGAACACGGCCCCGGATGATTCCGGGTATGCCTATAATCTGGCGACCCCTGCGGCGTTTGCCATGTACGTGCCCACGTCAGATAAACTGCCCCCTGGCGTTCATGCGCCGTTTCCGTCTCTGTGCGTCCGGTTCGTCACAGGGCAGGACGTGCCGGCGGAAGGTAGCGGCTCGGTCGAGGTGCAGTTCTGCTTCTCAGCCTGGGACCCCGGCACCCATGGGGAGGACGTACTCCTCCCCAATGGGGACGGGACGGTTCGCCGATGGACTGGGGCGGACGCCGACGCTTATTTCCGGCGCAATGGCGACGGCTGGCGGGACGCCTGGAACTTCGTGGACATCGCCCTGCGGGCGGTGGAAAGCGTAACATCCATCGGCGGATATACCATTGATAGGGCCAAGCCTATCAAGTTCGGCCCGTTGACTGAGCAAGAGGCAATCCCGGACTTTTATCCGATGTGGTTCGCCTGGGTGTCCTTCACCATCAACTATCCGCTTGTGCGGAACATACAAGGCATACAAAAATTCCTGTAAGGAGGGAACAAAATGGCAGATTACAAGCACGGCACCTATGGCGAGTTTGCGGCGAGCATCGGCGACGTTGCAACGCAGGCCGGAACGATTGCTGTGTACGTCGGCCTTGCGCCGGTGAACCTGGTGCGGGGCTTTGAGCAGTACGTCAACAGCCCGGTCAAACTGTCCAATTTCAACGCTGTCAAGCGTTATTTTGGCTATTCTCCCGACTGGAGCACCTTTGACCTGTGCGAGGCGTTCCAGCTTCACTTCGACAACGCGGCGGGCAATATCGGCCCCATCGTGGCGATCAACGTCCTTGACCCCGCGAAGCACAAGAAGGCTCAGGAGACCACCAAGGAACTCGCCTTTGCCAATGGACAGGCCACCATCCAGAGCGGCACCATCATCCTGGACACTCTGGTGCTGGCCGATAAGGTGGAGGGCGTGGACTTCTCCATCGACTACGACTTTACCAAGGGTCAGGTCATCATCGACAGTCTGGGTGAGAAGCTGACCGGCCCCGTATCGGCCACGTTCAGCGAGGTTGATATCTCCACCATCACCGAAGATGACATCATCGGCGGCGTGACCGCTGCGGGCGCCTACACCGGCCTGGGATGCGTCGGACTGGTCTACCCTGAACTGGGCCTGATCCCGAACCTGATCGCCTGCCCCGGCTGGAGCTCCAAGCCCAAAGTATACGAGGCAATGGTCAAGGCAGGCACTAAGGTCAACGGCCACTGGGATGCGGTCGTATTCGCCGACATTCCGCTTGAGGCAGCCGCCGCAAAGGTGGGCGAGGCTCGGGTGGAGGATTCGAGGGTCGGCGGCCAGGCGGTGGACACCATAGAAAAGGCCATCAAGTGGAAGGATGAAAACGCATATACCAACGAGCGCTCAAAGGTGTTCTGGCCCAAGGCTATGGATACCTCCGGGCGCATTTTTCATGCCTCCACACTGGGCGTCTGGCGGCAGATGCTTGTGGATGAGACACACGACGGCATCCCCATGGAGAGCTGTTCCAATAAGGCCATCCCTGTGGCTCGACAGTATTTCGGGACGGACGCTACCAACCGGGGCTTTGACCAGCAGCGTGGCAACGAGCTCAACGCCCAGGGCATCACGACCCTTGTGTACTGGGGTGGCCTGTGGGTGCTGTGGGGGCCCCATACGGCGGCCTATAAGTACGGGCAGGTAACAGACAACCGCGCAATCTTCGATAACTCCATTCGGACGATGATGCACATCACCAACAGTTTCCAGCAGGAGCACGCGCTGACCATCGACCAGCCCATGACCCGCGCTATGGCCGACACCATCAAGAACCGAGAGCAGGAGAAGGCGGACGCGCTGGCCGCCGTGGGCGCGTTGATTGGCACGCCTGTGGTGGAGTTCACCGAGGAGGACAACAGCACCGGCGACCTGGTGGAGGGCAACTTCACCTGGGCGACGAAGGGAACGCCCACCCCGCCCTTCAAGAGCGGCACTATGCGGGTGGCCTACACCACGGCGGGCTTTGATTCTTATTTCGGGGAGGTGGAGTAAATGGCTGGCGCATTTGTCAACATCTGCGGCCCTGTTGTGGCCGACACCGCATATTCTAACGGCTCCCTGGTGGCCCGTGACGTGGCTATCACCCTCCCGGAGGTAACGCCTCTGACGGCAGACCTCCAGGCCATGGGCACCTTCACCTTGCCTATCTGGCAGCTCCTGGACAATATGGAGGCGTCCCTGACCAAGATCGGCGTTGATATGGGGCTCCGTGCCCTCATCAAGCCGGATATGAAGCCGCTGGAGTTCCGTTGGGTGCAGACTATCACCGACGCCAACGGCAACACCAGAAACGTGGGGTGCAAGGCGTTTCTGCGAGGCATCCCGAACAAGATCCCAGGCATTGGCCTGGAAGTCGGCTCAGCGTCGGAGAATGAGGTCACCATCACCGTCACCCGGTACAACCTGTTTGTTGACGGGCAGGAGATGTTCCTGATTGACCGGCTTGCCGGAAAGTGCCGCATTGCCGGTACTGAGTATGGAGACGTGAGCTCCATGCTGTAACACACAAGCCCCGCCGGGCAGTAACCGGCGGGGCCTTTTCATAAGGAGGAACACACCATGAGCAAGAAAACACTGAAACTGGGCGAGCCCATCACCATCAACGGGAAGCAGGTCTCGGAGCTGACCTATGACCCCATGGAGATCACGGCGGCACAGTTCTCTGAGGCGTGCGCCCGGAGCTCCGCCATCAATAAGAGCAAGTCGTTCTCCTTCAAAATGCGGGAGAACGACTACGCGCTCCACCTATACCTGGGCATGTTCGCCGTTATCGCGGTAAACCCAGAGATCGACATCTCCGATCTGGAGCGCATCAAGGGTTTTGACGTCCTGGCGCTGACCGACATCGGCATGCTTTTTACCTATCGGAGGTCGGGGGCAACCTCCGGGGAAAAACCCTCCGACGAGCCCTCCGAGAGTACAGCCGAACATTCCACACAAGCATCCGAGAAGCCGGGCAAATGAGGCTGACCGACTTCCTCCAGGAGTTCGGGGAAGCGGTGGAAGAAGATAAGGGGCGGCAGGCCAAAATGAAGGCCAACAAGCCACCCTGTAAAGGGAAGCGCCATAGGTAGGAGGTGAGGACACCATGGGCAAGGGGAAAGAGTTCCGAACGACTATCAACATCGGCGGCGACATCGACCCGTCAGTACGGGCAGCAATCGAGAGCATGGCCGACAGGCTGGAAATGCTGGAGGGTGTGGCGGATGATGCGCAATCTCAGCTCGAAGAACTGGAGAAGGCATCCAAAGACCTAAAGGGCGGCTTCACCATCGCCAAAGGGGCCGCCGCTGACCTTGTGTCCAGCGGAATCCAAGCCATCGCCGGAGCAGCCAAGGATGCCATTACCGGCATTTATGGCTTGGCAGAAAGCACCCGCGAGTTCCGGCAGGACATGGGGACCCTTGAAACGGCCTTTGACCGGGCCGGATTCTCAGCCGATACCGCGACCGAGACTTGGAAGGGCCTCTATTCTGTGTTCGGTGAGGATGACCGGGCTGTTGAGGCGGCAAACAACATTGCCCGCATGGCAGACAGCCAGGAAGAACTTGACGAATGGGTGCGCATCACGACCGGCGTGTGGGGCACCTACCAGGACGCTCTCCCGGTGGAAAGCCTGGCTGAGACTGCGGCGGAGACAGCAAAGGTGGGCAAAGTTACTGGAACATTCGCGGACGCCTTGAACTGGAACAGCGAGGCTGCCGAGATGCTGGCCGGGTACATGAACGATGAGGTGGTCACGGCGGAGGATGCCTTCAACGTGGCCCTGTCTGAGTGTTCCGACGAGGCGGAACGGCAGGCTCTTATCACCGACACCTTGACTGTCCTTTACGGAGAGGCCGCCGACAAGTACGAGGAGACGGCGGGCACCCTCATGGATGCCAACGCAGCCAACGCTGACTACACCCAAACGCTGGCCGAAATGGGAGAGCGAATAGAGCCGGTCACCACGGCGGTGCAGCAGGGCTTCACCAAGATTTTGAACAAAATTATGGAGCTCATTGGCGAGACCGACTTCACAGCCATTGCCGAGCAGGTCGGTGAGTTGACCGATGATGTCATAACCCTGGCCGAGGATGGCATCGGGTGGCTCAAGGACAACATGGATTGGCTGATCCCTGTCGTGGGAGGATTGACCGCCGCATTTGTGGCTTACAAGACAATTTCCCTGGGGGTGGCCGCTGCGGAGGCAATCAAAACAGCTGTTCTTGCGACCGGGTCGACTGTCGTAAACGCCGCCACGATAGCAACGTGGGCCCTGAACGGGGCTATCGCTTTCCTGACCTCTCCAATCACCATCGCCGTGGCTGCAATTGCTGCAATAACCGCTGCAGTGATCTGGCTTTACAACAACTGGGACACGGCCAAAGAGCACCTGATCGCCTTCGGGAACAAGGTGAGCGAGATATGGAACAGCATTGCCGGATGGATAACCGGGGCCATTGAAACGATCAGCCAGTATTTCCCGATCTTCGGGGCATTCTTGGATGGCGTATGGCAGAGCATCCAGGACGTGGTCGGGAACATCAAGGCCATTTTCGGCGGAGTAATTGACTTTATCAGCAACATCTTTGCCGGAAACTGGGGGGCCGCGTGGCAGAATATCGTGGACATCTTTGGGAACATTTTCGGCATGATTATGAATATCGCAAAGGCCCCGATTAACGGCGTGATTTCCATTGTGAATAAGGCCATTAACGCAATCAATTCCATTGGATTTGATGTGCCAGACTGGGTTCCGCTTATCGGCGGCAAGGGATTCCATATCAACATCCCGAACATCCCGCTTCTTGCTACCGGCGGCTTCACCAATGGCCCGTCCATCGCGGGCGAGGCTGGAACCGAGGCAGTTATCAGCTTTGACCCGGCCTATCGGGCGCAGAACTTGGCATACTGGGCCAAGGCTGGTCGCATGCTTGGTGCGGACGAGGACGGGACATCGTTCAGCTTGTCCGGCGGAAGCTCCGGTGGGGACGTGAACCTGGGCGGCGTGACCTTCGCGCCCAATATCACAGTTACCGGGCAGGCCGACAAGGAGAGCATCATGGATGCCATCGAGGCCGAATATCCGGAATTTATCGACATGCTGGAAGCGTGGTTCGCAGGAAGGGGGAAGCCGGTCTATGGCTAGTATTCACACTACCGTTGAAGGCGACACCTTCGACGGCCTGGCGCTGGCGTATTTCGACGATGAGAAGCAGTCCAGCGCCATCATCCAGGCCAACCCCGACCATTGCGGCACGCTGGTCTTCGGGGCCGGGGTTGAGCTATATATCCCGGACGAGGCAGCTATAACACCACCTGAGACCCTGCCACCCTGGAGGCGTGAGACATGATAAGGATTACCTATAAAGGTGTGGACATCACTGAGAGCGTATCCATCAACCGCTGCTACCACGACATGTATGCCGCCGGTCGGGCTGATACTCTCAACCTGCGTGTGAATGATGTGGATAACTTGTGGGATAAGTGGACACCCGCCGTCGGGGACGAGCTCAAGGTGGACTATGGCACCATCGGCACCGGAACCATGTTTCTTGCGTCTGCGACGCCGCGCAACGGGACATATGACCTGTGCGCGTGGTCGGCCCCTGCATCCGGTTACGAGGTGCAGAACAAAGCGTGGAAGCAGGTTCGCTTATCTCAGATAGGGGCGGAAATCGCCGCCAATAACGGCCTGTCCTTCGCCTCCTACGGGGTGGATGACAGGCTGTATCCCTATCTGCTCCAGTCCGGGGTGAGCGACTTCGCGTTTCTCAACCGGATCTGCACTTTGGAGGGCTGTGCCTTCCTGGTGTACGACAAGAAGCTGGTCGTGTACTCCGAGCCATACATGGAGGCAGCGGCTCCGTCTGAGGTGCTGACCGTGACCGTGGACGGCGATTATGAGTACACCGACCGGCGGGCGGAGCTGTATGGCTCCTGCATCATCACCGGAGGCGAATACTCCGGCGAGTTCGACGCGGGCAATGGCGTTGGGCGCGTCCTGCGGCCAGAGACACCCCCGAACATATCGAGCAATGCGGAGGCCGCCCGGTATGCGAAAAGCCTGCTGAGGGCCGCAAATAAGGGCTGCTGCGCCGGGTATGTGCGGTCTCGCATTCTGCCCGGCTATGCGGCGGCCTCTACTGTTACTCTGGAGAACAGCCGGGCCCCCTCCTGGGACGGGGCGGTGTTCCTGGAGCATGTACGGAACGACTACGGGGCCGGGAAAAGTAAAATCTTTTTCCGCCGCCCACTGGAGGGGTATTGATGATCAACAAGGGCTATGTATCCGACATCAAGGAGGCTGGGAGAAAGGCTGCTGTGGTGCCAGCCTTCGAGGGAACGAGCGTCAGCGTTGAACTTGTGGTGCCCTTCTTCTTGTGGGAGTGCCTGGAAGTCAAAATGCCGGTTGTGTATGCCGTGTTCCCGGATAATACCGGGGTTGTTCTGGCCCGGATGGATGGGGAGTGGAATCACAAGCTCTATGATGGACTGGAACTAGCCACGGGTGATATGAGCATCCCAGGCGGAGACCTGAAAACTGGAGCGGTGCCGAGCTACAACGGGCACACCCATAGCGGCGTCGAGGCTGGCCCAGGGGTCACCAATGGGCCGCAGTAAGGGGGAGCATATCACATGACATTCATTGCAAGGTGGGGGCCGAAGGGGTTCCTGACTTCCCCCACGAAAATCGTCCCATTCAATGGGTTTTCCACATCGTTGGCCCTGAAAGCGGACAGCGAGAACGACACCAGCGGCACAAACCCGACCAATACGCGGGGGCGGGAGTTGCGCCCCATCTCCTTCGAGACCACCTATTTTGCCGCTGCGGGGGTAGACCCCAGGGCGCAGGTGGAGGAGTGGGAATCCCTGTTGGGGCAGTCCCACCCGCTGTATATCGGCGAAAAGCGGTTCGGGCCTGCCAAGATGAAGCTGACGGCAGTCTCCACCTCAGAAGTGCAGATGACGGCGACTGGCAAGTGGATTTCCTGCAAGGTTGCCATGACGCTGGAGGAGTATTCCGAAGGCAAGACATCGGCTCTGGTGGATTCCAAGGGCAACAAAGCCGCCGCGCCCAGCAATCCCACAAGCGGCGGTGGCTCAGCGCGCGCCCAAAAGGCCACATCCAACTACAAGGCCACCATAGCGGCCAAGAAGGCGGCCATGGATGCCACAGCCTCCAAGTCAGACAAGGCGCAGAAAAAGGTAAGCAACTGGGCAAGGCAAAAAAACGATGGATAAAGGGGGCGACGGAACTATGAGAGCAAACGGGAACGGAGCCCCGAACGTGTGCGCGTCGAATCTGCTGCGGCTCATCCGTGGAGAAGTCCCCTATGAGCGCATAAAGGGGCTTGACCCGCGCATGATTGACAAGCCAATCACAACGGCTGAACCAGAGATCCAGCAGGACGCCGAGTGGCTGCTGGAGACCTACGAGCCCCGCGTCACAATGGACGGTATATCCGTCGCGCAGAATGACACCGGCGGCGGCTACGTCGTGGCGGCAGATGTCACAGAAAACACATAGGAGGTGGGCCGGATTGGCAGATTTTAATTTTGTGGAGACCGACAGCGCCAAGCTCTACACCGCGATCATCGGCTCCCTGATGGATGAGTGCAGAGAAGCGTTGTACCCCGGCGACGAGCGGCGCATCTTTGGCGAGGCCTTGGTGGCGGTGTTCGTGGCCTTATACAACGAGTTCAACGACAAGATGAGACAGCGCACCTTGCAGTATGCCAGGGGCGAGGTTCTGGACGCCCTGGGGGCACGCTACGGCGTGGAACGGGCGGCGCCGGCCAGCGCATCGGCGACCTTCCGCTTTACCGCGTCGGCGGCCCAGGCGGAGAACATCATCATCCCGGCGGGCACCCGCATCACAACGGATGGGAGTGTGTATTTCGCCACGCAGGAAACCGCCGTCCTGCCAGTAGGGGCGCAGACCGTGGACGTGCTTGGGGTGTGTACCGCCGGCGGCTCCGCTTACAACGGGTTCGCCATTGGAACCATCAAGACACTGGTTGACCTGATCCCCTATATCTCGGGGGCGTCCAACACGACCACCAGCACCGGCGGCGACGATGGCGAGCCATACACCGAGGAGGGCGACGACCGGCTGCGGGAACGCATACGGTTGGCTCCGTCCACACTGTCCACCGCTGGCCCGGAGAGCGGGTACAGATACCACACCATGACCGCCGACCCCGATATCGTGGACGTTGCCATTGACTGCCCAGAGGATGAGCCGAACACGGTCAACATCTACCCCCTGATGAGGGGCGGGGAGATCCCTGACGGTGACACGCTGGAAAAGGTGCAGGCGGCTATGGCCGACGACGTGCGTCCCATGACGGACAAGGTGCAGGTTATGGCCCCGCAGCAGGTGGAATACACCATCAATATCAAGTATTATTGCACCAAGGATGACGAGGCCGCCACCATCGAGACAATCGAGGGAGACGGCGGGGCAATCGACCAATATATTGCTTGGCAAGCGGCGGCGCTGGCGCGGGACATCAACCCTGACCAGCTCCGCCGTTTTGTGTTGGCTCCGGCCAGCGGCACCGGGGCCCTCCGGCTGGAGGTCACGAGCCCTACCTTCCAGGAGCTCACGAAGGCCCAGGTAGCGAAGCTGTCCGGTGTCCCGACGGTGTCCCATGAGGTGGTTACATGAACGAGATGAAACTGAGCACGCTTGAATTTATCCGGCTGCTACCCCAGTTCATGAGAGAGGACGGGGCGGTCAAGGGCCTGTCCGCCGCCATGGACGAGATTGTGCCTGAGCTGGCGCAGAGCACTGCCACCCTGTCCACGTGGGATCACATCGACGAGCTGAGCGAGGACGAGCTGGACGCCCTGGCCTGGGAACTCAATATCCTGTGGTATGACACCGGCGCGTCACTGGATACCAAGCGGGCCCTGATTAAGGACAGCGACCTGGTCTATAAGCGCCTGGGCACGAAGTGGGCGGTTGAGAACGTCATCAATAGCTATTTCGGAGAGGGATATATAACCGAGTGGTTCGAGTATGACGGCCAGCCAGGACGCTTCCGGGTGTACTCCAGCAACCCGTCACTGTCCAATGAGAAACTGACCGAGTTCCTGAACCTGCTGAATAAGGTCAAGCGGGCCTCTGCAAAGCTGGACGGTATCTACATCACCCTGACCGGGCAAATGCCGCTGTGCGCTGGCGTTGCCTATCGGGAGTATGGTGCCGAACAGTACGCCATCGGGGCGACATTGTAAAGAGAGGGAGGATACCATGGCAAAGTTCCAGAACAACGCAATTACAGACAACGGGCGGGCCCTCCTGTCTCATGTGCAGATGGGGGCCGTATTCACGCCGACAAAAATCGTACTCGGCTCCGGCTATATCCCGCCCGGCAAGACGGCCAGGACGATGACGGAGGTTGCTTCTCCGGTGAAGGAGCTTCCGATCACCAAGAAGCAGCGGACAAACGACGCAAAGGCCATTTTCGGCGGGGTGTACTCAAACCAGGACATCACGCAGGATTGGTACTTCCGCGAACTGGCCCTGTACGCCAAGGCGGTTTACCCGGAAGGCCAGGAGATCGCGGAGGTGCTGTACTCCTACGGAAATGCCGGAGACCAGGCGGATCTCATGCCCTCCTACGCATCCGGACAGCCGGTAGAGCGGCAGATGGATCTTGTGGTCTATGTGGGCAACGACACAAAGATAGACCTGACCATCCAGAGTGGCGTATACATGACCCGCCCAGAAACAATCGAGCTGATCGAGGAATACTTGGCGGACATTGACCTGAGCATTACCGACATTACAACGCAAAAAAAATATAAATGGGGCATTGACAACGGGATTGCCTACTTAGAAGAAGTTGAATGAGGTGATACAAATGGCAAAAGGCGAAAAATTGCCGGTAGTAATGGCCTCACAGGTAGGCCAGCCGAGCGGGGTTGCCGGACTGGATGAGAGCGGCAAGGTGCCTCATGCTCAACTCCCCGCCATGGGCTACATCCCCACTACGGAGAAGGGCGCGCCTAATGGCGTGGCGACGCTGGGGCCCGATGGCAAGGTGCCTGGTGAGCAGCTCCCTGACATAGGTGGATTTTATGAGGTGGAGGAGGCGGTGCCTCCGGCCTCCCGGAAGGCAAATACGCTCTATGGCCTGATTCTGGCGGATTATACAGAAACAGGAGGTGAGGGGTAAATGGCACAGACACTCGGAAATGTGGCAGTTGGGACTATTATCAAACTGAACGAAAACGGCTCTCCTGTAGAATATTTGGTTGTGAATCAGGGGCTACCGTCTATTCTTTACGATGGAAGCTGTGACGGTACATGGCTTTTACGAAAGGATATTATTGAAACACGTGTGTGGTTTTCTGACAACATCAATGAGCTGGAGGATTCTGATATTCAGAAGTGGCTCAATGATACTATGCTTAACAAATATGATGCCAACTTACGTAGTGCCATAAAGCAGGTCAAAATTCCGTACAGGTTTGACGGTGGCCTTGGAGGAACTAACTTTTATGGAGATAAAGGGTTATTATGTAAGATATTTTTGCTATCCGACGAAGAGGTCGGGTTAGATACTGCTTATAATCCTGACTTTCCGGAGAATGGTTCAAAACTAAATTACTTTGAACGTGGAACCAGTCCCTCCGCATACCAAAAACGCATCGCAAACTTAAATGGCACCCCATACGTTTGGTGGCTCCGTTCTCCGGTTACATCAGAGAAAATTGCGGTGTGGGCAATTGCAACGAGTGGTGGTTTTCAGAGGAGAGACGCTGAATTGCTTGCAGGTGTCCGTCCTGCATTAGTATTGCCAACCACGCTTTTGGTGCTGGCAGATGGGAGCATTTCAACTGCACCACCGGCACCTGCTTCTATCTCTGTGCCCGATGCAGCAATGGCTGGAAATAATATTTCTGTGGCTTGGGAAACCGTGAAGGGAGCCAATATCTACAAACTGGAGCGCAGTGTGAACCCTGACGGGTGGGTAACGGTCTATACGGGAGCGGGGCTAAAGTATATTGATAAAGCCGGAGATTGGACAAGCGTGCAATACCGGGCTTCCGCCGGAAGCACGATAGGAACTACCCAATATGGAGAACCCATAGTATCCAAGACCGTGACCATACTCGATTCGGGTGCATTAGAAATATTCATGCCGGAAGGCGATATTGGGGAAATCAAGGGGGCAATAACGTATACAGTATTGAGCAACGTTTTCCGTGACACCATTCGCATTACAGAGATTTTTGAAAATACCGACAACAATTACCAGAGAGAACTGACCTTGAAGAGTAAAGATAGTGTGACTATCCCGGTATCCAGGTTTCCGAGCGCGGCAGGAGGACAATTCACTGTAAAGGCCGAGACGGAAATCATGGATAACTCTTGGGTAACTGACAACAAACAGTTATCCTATACCAAAACGCCTACCTCAATGCCAGACAGCCCGTACCGGGTGGAGCGGCTACAGGGCAAGGAGTGCGATGTCATGCCGCAGACCCTGGCCGAAGCGGTATTTATGCCGGATGGGTCGAGTGTGGCGGACAAGCTCGGCGGAGCGACCCTTGAAGGCGCTGCGATCGGTACTTTTACGAGCAGCGTTACCCTGCCATTCACGCCGGATGCAGTGTGGGTGGTATGCGGATATAGTGCCACTAATGTAGCCGCAAAATCTTCTATGCTTTACCCCGATATTGACGTTTATATTCAAGTAGACTTTGGCTCATCCAATACTGATGTTATTAAGTGGGATGGCAACACCAAAATATCCGCGTCAGGTAAATATCCATATCGCTATGTTGCCCTGAAATTTGGAGGAGGTGGCTCATGACCATCATCGAAATCAACGCCCGCGAGAACGGCTCCCGCAACATCCAGTCCCGCCACGGTGCCGCCAGGGTGTGGGAGGATGGTTACATAGAGGTGCCCGTCCACCTGGAGGCCGCCGTGTGGGCGACCTATGGCTGGTGTGACCTCCAGATTGAGGAGGGGGTACTGGTGGGCATCACTCCCACCGAGCGGCCTCCCGAGCCGGAGCCGGAACCTGAGCCGTCACCTCTGGAGCGGATTGAGGCCCTGGAGGGAGCTCTGGAGGAATCTCTGGCACAGACCGACGAAACCGCTATCGCGCTCTTTGAGAGCCAGGCCGCACAGGAATCTATCAACGCACAGCAGGACGATGCGTTGCTGGATATATATGAAATGCTAGGAGGTTGAAAGCAATGGCAGTAAAAGCAATCGCGCACAGCTACTGGCGCAGTATCAAACGGGGGGCACGGACCTTTGATGGCGTCCTTGACCCCGTAAAGGAGGACGTACGCACCCTGGCGCGGGCCGACGTGGCCGATGGCGTCATCACACAAGAAGAGTATCAGCAGTACATTGGAGAAACCTACGAACCCGCCACCGAAACCGTTTAAACCGGCCAAAGGCCGTAAATAAGAAAGGACGAATGAACATGATCACCGAACTGAACTTTGCCAAGCTGACCCCGGCCTCCTTCGCGTTGGCCAACGCCAATGATGTGGATGTGGGTGTGGGGCGCTCCATGCTGCTCAACAA